GGGCTTTGCATTCCACAGAAACTCGCCGCCCTTGTGTGTCGCGGCGTAGTCCAGAGTATCTTTCACTGCTTTTTCTTGCTCGGCGCGCAGTTGATATTCGAGTTCTTTTCCGGCTTGGCTTAACTCCTTATGACGGAATTCGTCAAAGTCTACATGCGACTGTTCGGGGGTTCCGTCGTAGTAAAACCACTCGGTTTTCGGACGCTGATCGACCTTTTTAAATCTTCTCAGGTAAGCGTGCAGCTGTTTATCAATAAACCACTCGTCTGAATCATAAAATTTGGCGGGCTCAGACCAGAGCTTGGAATAGTCTAATCCGGCAGTGTGCGTCTGTTGACGAATGCGCTCGTCGACATTTTCAAGCTCAGTGTAACCGATCTTTATCCAACCTTCGTTTGGCTTATATTCAGGGAGAACATAAGCGTAAATCTGAGGATATACTGTCCTCGTGGTTCTGATAGTTGTGTTGTCGCTCATGTTTATTTTATCCCCCTATCAAAGAACTCCATTTTGTTGGTATCCCAGTTCATAATTTTAACGCGCTTGCCCGGAATAACTCTCCATTCGACTTTTTCGGGGCCGTCTGAATCAAATAAAGATAATTGATCTTGCTGGATTTGCTCTCTTTTTTCGGAAAGGGGGATAGTGTACGTAAGTCCGTCCATCTGAAAGACGTTATAACTGATGATTTTTGCAATGGCTTCAAACAAGCCGTAAATTGGCTGCTCGCCCCACTTTTTACTATAGTAATCCCGATAAGTATACAGAAGATTTTCACGGGCGAGGAGGAGCGAATCTCCGTTCCACTCAAAGCCGTAGCTTGATTTATAGGCCAACTCAACCAAACGCTGCCACTCTGCCTTATCCGTGACATCCCTGTTTATCCGAGTGAGTTTTCGGTCAACAAACCCCACACGCTCGTAGAGAGGGATAATTTCGCCTGTTCCCATGTCGTAACGGGAAGCCATGTATGGGGCTTCGCCACAGGTTATTTCAAGCCATTTTCGGCGGGTATATGTTTCCAAGTCGTCAGCATTGTAGTCGGCATCAACGGCGTCGTTTTGTTTTTTTACTATCCAAGTCGGGGTAAAAACCTCGGCTTTTGTTTTCGTGCGCCTTTTTTGCAACTCAACCGTTTTCAATGCTCTCGGCATAATCAGGTTGCCTCTTTTGCCCGTAATTAGCACAGGTTTTATTTGAGCCGTCGCAGCATAAAGATTAGCATCATATTCCCTGTAATTATCGTTTGCCCAAATAATATTCTTTGGTGTGTTGGAAGATGATGTTGTCATATCAAGCAACAAGATTTCAAGAATACGCGGCATTTGGTTTCGAATGTCTTCCTCTAGGACATCCGATGACAATAAATAGTCTTTTTCACATGTCCCTTGCATTTTGACGCGTCTCCCTTCAGCTTGTTACTGAACTAAGCTATGATTTTCCATTATATCACAAATTATCTGAAAATGAACCCAAATAGCGTCGGATTTTTGTGTCTTTATTCACAATTATTATGACCATACATTAGACAAATTGAAGAACTAAAAATCACTATTGACAAATGGCATTTGCAGCACTAAAATTAACGTAAACAGATTAGCTAACGAGCGAATTGCCAAAGAAAGGTGTTGGTCTAATAATGAAAAAGGTGAGTACAAAATGAGCAGCAAATATTTGAATTTTGGAGATTTTATCGCCCAAAAAAGGGAAGAACGCCAGATTACTCTCCGTGAAATGGCTAGGCGGCTGGAAGTGTCGGCTCCGTTCCTAAGCGATGTCGAGAAGGATCGCCGCAATCCGTTTGACAGCGATCGTCTCGGTAAATTAGCCGGAATTCTTCAACTGGATAAGCAGGAAGTGGAATTGCTGTACAACCTTGCTGGCAAACGCAGAAATTCCGTCGCTCCAGACCTGCCGGATTATATAATGGAGCGCGACTATGTGAGCGCCGCTCTCCGCACCGCGCGCGACTGCGACGCGGGGGAGAAGGAATGGCTTAAATTCGTGGAAGAACTGAAAAATCGCAAGAAGAAGGAGTAGTTCCGACCAATGTATATGCCGCATTTCCGTGCTAAGAAGAGCGGTCTACCTGTTCTCGACAAGGTTCAAATAGACGATATTGCCGAACGCCTTATAAAGGATTTCTTTCCAAAAGCAACGGAAGTCCCGACGGCGATAGATGTTGACGATCTTGCTCAGAATTATCTGGGTCTGTATCAGGACTTTCAGTATCTGTCGCATAACGGCGTATACCTCGGTATGACGATTTTTCGCGATACCAACGAAGTGCCAGTCTACGACCCGGAAACCAGAAGAGCCGAGTTCATCAGCGCCAGAGCGCGAACGATTATTATCGACAACGGGCTTTTGGATAACCGACAGGAACAGCGTTATAGATTTACCGTGGGACACGAAGCGGCGCACGCTATACTGCATTCAGGATACTTCAGATGTACCTCGGAGCGAACCGGCGGCGAACCCATAATTCAATGCCGAAAAGACAAGTCTGTATTCTCAAGCGGCCGCAAAACCGTTTGGACGGATTCCGACTGGATGGAGTGGCAGGCGAACAATCTCTCCTCGTCTTTACTTATGCCGAGATCTATGGTTCACAAACTGACCGACGGCATGGACGCCAAGAGTTCTGCGTTTCAATCAGCTGCCTGTATGCGAGCTGTATCAAACACTTTTAACGTGTCGTTACAGGCTGCGGAGATACGCCTCAAAGATCTCGGCATTATGGGCGATTTCAAAAAATCGGATATCGATTACGAACTGGATTTTCTGCCCCGTATAGTATAAACAGCGGGTTTTCCGCCCGCTGTTCTTTATATCAATAGCGTTAACACAATAGCTTACTAGCAAACGCAGGAGGATTGAATGATCAATAGTTGTAATTACAAAGAACTGCAATGTCCCTGGTGTGGACGCGGGGAAGCACTCGGGATGCAGGACACACAGGGTACTGTTTCGCTTGTGTGTCCAAAATGCGGAAAATGCTTTATCGCTGATTTTACGCGATGTAAAAGCCACAAATCCAACTCGGTACGCAAAGCGTCCGTGAGCAAATAACAAGTTACTGACTGACCGCCGGGGCGAATAAGCCACCACTAGGGTCGGAGTAACGACTGGACAACCATGTCCAGCGTTATTCCGGCCCTTTTTGTTTTTAATTTTCAACTAACCGGATGAGCCGCTTGGCTCCCAATCAAAACAAAACATCTGTTGCCTGATATGCATTAGGGCAAAGGATACACAAATCGTAGCGTTCCGCCGGAAGCGGTTGAACGGGCGATGTGGAGTACCCTTGACCTTTTGCGCCCATTTCAGGTTTAGAGGGTCTGCATACTCCGAGTCGCGGACTCTTTTGTGTTGTCCTTTGACCCCGCTCAGGCGGAAAGGACACAAGCAATGAACAACGACACTCCGAAACGCACCTCTCGCTACAGCGCAAACCGTCGCAACCATCTGACTTCCGATGGCAGCTATGTCTACTGGCACTGGGATGACGAACTTAAAAGGGAAGTCCCCATGTATCTCACGCCTGGGAAAGACGGTGTCAATCAGGAATGGCTTATCTTCCTCGATGAAGCCGACCATGCTGAAGACCTACAGGACCGTTATGCAGAGGAAAATGCCGACTACGGTTTCCGCAATCGTCAAGCGCAGCGTGAAAAAGACAATACATATAGCGCAGATCCTGCAGACATGCTCCCTGCCAAAGATGGTGACCCATTAGAGCACTTATGCGCAGAAGGGCCTTCTGCGGATCTTCGTATGGAGCAACTTTCTGCCTTTATGGACAGGCTGACCCCAGCGCAGCGCGACCTCGTCTTTGACCATTTTGGCGCTCTTAAGCAGTTCACAGAAATCCGTGATGAGGAAAACGCTGCTGATGGCACAGACAAGTCCGTACAGTCTGTTTTTAATCGCATGGACAAGATTCTGACCCGTGCCTGCAAGGAGTTCGGTGTTGAGAAGCCTCGCAAAAAGCGCTGATTTCAAGGGGGGGTTGATTTTTTCGGCTTGGTGTGTAGGGAGGATGCAACACCTCTTTAACACTTCAATGAACGGAGGAATCAACGATGATGAGAAATCACAGAGTCCAGATTAATGTTGCAAATAACAAAGGGCAGATACAGCAGGTGCTGAAGAGCCGACAAATCCGCTTGCCGGAAAGGCTGCTTAAAATGCTCGTCGGTAGTTTCTGCGAAGTTCTGGTCCTGACGCCAGGGTCCTCAGTGCAGAACATCGAAATCCATGAGGTCAACGGCAATCCGAAGAAGCACATAGGAGGTGCTGTAAATGAAACTGTATGAGATCAACCAGCAAATCTATGAGCTGATTCTACGGCTGGAGCCCGACCCTGATACCGGGGAAATCGCTGCCGAGACCGACGACATCGTCGCCGAGCTGAATGCGCTGGAAATGCAGCGGACAGACATCCTCCGGTATCTTGCCAAGGTCGTTCTGGACACCCGCGCTGATGTTTCCGCTCTGAAAGCCGAGGAAAAACGGCTCCATGAGCGCCGTGTCGCCTTGGAGCGCAGAGACGAGAATCTCATGGATATCCTCGACCGGGAGTGCGCTGGGGAGAAAACCGACTGCGGTGTTGCCACCGTCTGCTACCGCAAAACCACGAAAGTGGACATTCAGGACAACACGACCGCTATGGACTGGCTTATAAAGAACGGATATAAGGACTTCATCCGTTACGCAGAGCCGGAGATCTGCAAGAACGATGTCAAAAAGCTGCTCAGTTCCGGTAGCGAGATACCCGGTGCAGTACTGTTGCAGGATATGTCCTGCAGCCTGAGATGAGGAGGTCACTATGCTTAACATTATAAGCGGAAAACTCAACCGGGCCCAAAAGGTTGTCATTTATGGCAGCGAGGGCATTGGCAAATCCACGCTGGCGGCGCAGTTTCCATTTCCGCTGTTCATCGACACGGAAGGCGGCGCCGACCATATGGATGTACGCCGCATCAGTAGACCGATCGGCTGGGATGAGCTGATTGCTGATGTGAACGAGGTGGCGAAAACGCCCGGAGTCTGCGGAAGCCTTATTCTGGATACCGCAGACTGGGCAGAGCGCCTGGCAATCAATGAGGTGTGCAAGAAAAACAAATGGCAGTCGCTTGAAACACCGGGCTACGGGCGCGGTTATACATACCTTTCCGAAGAGTTCAGCCGCCTACTCTCGGCGCTAGATGAGGTAATTGCTGCCGGAATCAACGTGGTCATAACCGCTCATGCAAAAATGCGCAAATTTGAGTTGCCTGACGAGATGGGTTCTTACGACCGCTGGGAGATGAAGCTCTCCAAACAGGTCGCCCCGCTGCTTAAGGAGTGGTGCGATATGCTCCTGTTCCTCAATTATAAGACTTTTGTAGTCAGCACCGAAAGCAACACGAAGAAAGCTCAGGGCGGCAAACGTGTCATGTACGCCACCCATCACCCCTGTTGGGATGCAAAGAACCGTCATGGTCTCCCAGACGAAATGGAGATGGATTTCAGCGCAATTGCACATCTCTTTGAGGGCACTTCTCCCAACCTTACTGCCTATGACAAGCTCTCGCAGCTGATGGACGGGGCGAGAATCAGTGAGGCGGACATCCGCAGGGTCGTAGCTGGCAGGGGTCACTTTGCCGAAACCGTACCCATTACTGAGTATCCCGAAGACTTCATCACCGGCTGGATCATCAAGAACTTCACCCAGCTCGTAAAACTCATCAACAAAGATAACGGAGGAACCGAAAATGAATAACGATACCAACATGATTATGGACTGGGGCGACACCATCGAGTCCGACGGTCAGGAGTTTGTAATCCTCGAAGAGGGCGATTACAACTTCACAGTTACGAATTTTGAGCGCGGTCGCTTTCCCGGCTCCGCTAAAATCCCCGCCTGCAACAAAGCCGCGCTCACACTGCAGGTCAAAACCGCGGATGGCAAGCTGGCAACAATCAAGTTCGACCTGATTTTGTACCGTTCTCTGGAATGGCGCATCAGCTCCTTCTTTCGCTGCATCGGTCAGAAAAAGCAAGATGAACGGTTAGCGATGGACTGGAACAAGTCCGTCGGCACAAGAGGTCACGCCCGTTTCAAGCCCCGCACCTATACAACCAGGGACGGCGAAGAGCGTCAGGTTAACGACGTGGACAAGTTCTACGACTGGGACGAGAAGTATTTCCCGGCTGAAGCAAAGTTTACGGAAATCAGCGATACCGACGAATTGCCGTGGAAAACGAGGTAGCGTCCAATGATGTCTCTCAGACCTTATCAGGCTGAGGCGCGAGACGCAATTATCCGTGAATGGTCAGCAGGTAACCAGAAAACACTTCTGGTCCTGCCGACCGGCACGGGCAAAACAATAGTGTTCGCCTCGGTCGTACAAAACCAAGTTAAACGCGGCGGTCGTGCGCTGATTATGGCGCATCGCGGTGAGCTTCTCGACCAAGCGGCAGATAAACTTCAGGACGCCTGCGGGCTTGACTCTGTGCTGGAAAAAGCTGAAAGCAGTAGCTTGGGCAGCGACGTTCCTGTCACGATCGGCTCGGTGCAATCTCTCGCGCAGCCGAAGCGCCTCGCACAATTCCCGTCAGACTATTTCACCGATATCGTCATCGACGAGGCTCATCACTGCCTTTCCGACAGTTATCAGCGTGTGCTGCAGCATTTCCCGGAGGCGAATATTCTCGGCGTTACTGCAACGCCCGACCGTGGTGACCAGCGCAATTTGGGTAAATATTTTGACAGCAAGGCTTACGAGTACTCCATGACCAAAGCCATCCGGGACGGCTTCCTTTGCCCCATAAAGGCGCAGATGATTCCGCTGGAGCTGAATATCCGTGATGTCGGCATGAGCAACGGAGATTACGCCGTCGGCGAAATCGGCACGGCACTCGACCCATATCTCGCACAGATTGCAGAAGAAATGTCTAGGTACTGTAAGGGCAGGAAGACAGTTGTTTTTCTCCCGCTCATCAAGACCTCGCAAAAATTCTGTGACCTTTTGAACCGTGCCGGTCTCCGCACTGCCGAAGTAAACGGTAATAGCAATGACCGCGCAGAGGTGCTCCATGATTTTGAAGCTGGTAAATATGACGTGCTCTGCAACAGTATGCTGCTGACCGAAGGCTGGGATTGTCCCTCTGTTGACTGCATCGTTGTGCTCAGACCGACAAAGCTTAGCAGTCTTTATCAGCAAATGGTCGGGCGGGGAATGCGGCTGTCGGAGGGCAAAGACCACCTGCTTCTTCTGGATTTTCTGTGGCTTTCCGAACGACACGACTTGTGCCGTCCGTCTGCGCTTGTCAGCAAGGATGCGGCAATCGCAGAAAAGTTAGATGCACAGCTCATGAAGGATGACAACATTTATGACCTGATTGAAGCAGAGGAGCAAGCCGAACGGGATATTCTCGCCGAACGCGAGGAGGCGCTGGCGCGTGAACTTGCCGAAATGCGCCGCCGAAAGCGCAAGCTGGTGGATCCGCTCCAGTACGCGATGTCCATTGCGGCAGAAGACCTCGTCGGGTATGTTCCGACATTCGCATGGGAAATGGCACCGGCGTCTACGAAGCAGCTAGAGTTTCTTGAAAAGAGGGGAATTTTCGCTGGCTCCGTCGATAACATGGGCAAGGCCTGCATGATCATCGACCGGCTAAAGCGCAGACAGGATGAAGGACTCTCGACACCCAAGCAGATACGCTGCCTGGAGCGCTACGGCTTCCGGCAGGTAGGCACCTGGCAGTTTGATGATGCCGGCAAAATGATTTCCCGTCTGGCAGCAAACAACTGGAGCATTCCACGCGGGCTTGCGCCAGAAACATACAGACCATAAGGAGAAACGATTATGAATGATAATAAAAGCAATATTTTAGCCGCTCTCGAAAAACTCAACCCGGCAGACCTCTCCTACCAAAGCTGGGTAGAAGTAGGCATGGGGCTTCAAAACGAGGGCTATGACTGCTCCGTGTGGGACAGGTGGAGCCAGAACGATTCCAGATATAAAAGGGGTGAGTGTGAACGCAAGTGGCGCACATTCCGCGGAAGCGCCAATCCCGTCACCGGCGGAACCATATGTCAGATGGCGATGGAGCGCGGTTGGGAGCCTCGCGGCAACCTCATTATGGAATGGGATGACGAAATCTCCTATGACGGCGACGATTTTACCCAGTACACAGCGCCTCAGGAATGTAATCCCGTTGATGATTTTCGCACCTATCTTGAAGCGCTGTTTGAGCCGGAAGACCGCGTCGCTTATGTCGCGGGTGATGTGTGGCAGGATTCCGAAGGTAAATGGTATCCGTCAAAAGGCGTTTATGACCGCACTGCCGGTGAACTGCTCGCCTCACTTAAAAAGTACCCGGACGACCTTGGTGCTACCATCGGTGACTGGAAAAAAGATGCCGGAGCATGGATACGCTTCAATCCTGTCGACGGTGATGGTGTCAAAAACGATAATATAACAAAATTTCGCTATGCACTGGTCGAGTCGGACACCATGTCGATTGCCGACCAAGATGCGATTATCCGCAAACTGGAGCTTCCAGTTGCCTGCCTAGTTCACAGCGGCGGCAAAAGTCTGCATGCCATCGTCCGTGTCGATGCCGACGATTACACAGAATACCGCAAACGTGTAGAGTTTTTATACGACTTCCTCGAAAAAAACGGTGTCGCCATCGACAAGCAGAACCGCAATCCCTCACGCCTTTCAAGGCTTCCCGGCGCTACTCGCAATGGCAACAGGCAGTATCTTGTAGCGACCAACATCGGGCGCAAGTCATGGGTAGACTGGATGGATTTCGTGGAGGGCGTATCGGACGAGCTGCCGGGTCTGGTGGCACTCTCGGAGTATAAGGACAATCAGCCGGAATTACTGCCGGAGCTCATCAAAGGCGTACTGCGCTGCGGTCACAAGATGCTTATTTCCGGCTCTTCCAAGGCCGGTAAGAGCTTTCTTCTAATGGAGCTTTGCATCGCCATCGCCGAAGGCAAGCAATGGCTTGGTTTTCCCTGCAAAAAGGGCAGGGTTCTATATATCAATCTGGAAATCGATCCCGCCAGCTGTATCGACCGTTTCATAAAGATCTATAAGGCGATGGGCTATAACGGAGCCAACATGGATGACATCATCATATGGAACCTACGCGGTCATGCCGTCCCATTGGACAAGCTGGTCCCCAAATTGGTGCGTCGTGCGAGAGACCAGCATTTTGACGCCATCATCTTCGACCCGATTTACAAGGTCATCACCGGCGACGAAAACAACGCTTCGGATATGGCAGCATTCTGCAATCAGTTTGACAAAATCTGCAATGAGACCGGTTGCGCCACCATCTACTGCCATCACCATTCCAAGGGTACACAGGGTGCCAAACGCGCTATGGACAGAGCTTCAGGCAGCGGTGTGTTTGCCCGCGACCCGGATGCTCAGCTAGATATGATCCAGTTGGACCTGACCGATGACATGATTAACAACGTTCGCGACGGCAACGCCACAGCATGGCGCATGGAAAGCAGCCTACGTGAGTTCGAGAACTTCGAGCCGGTCAACTTCTGGTTCGAGTATCCAATCCATCGGGTGGATAAAAGCGGAGAGCTGGGCGGCGCGTATGCCGAAGGAAGCGCTCTAGCTAACCTTTCCAAGAGCGGTAAACGCACATCGAAGGATGATCGCAAGCACAATCTGGATTCCTCATTCAATGTCTGTGTAGAAAACGGTATTGCAAAGCTCATCGACATGGCGGAGTACATCGGTCTTTCCGATAAGAGTATCCGACGCTATGTAAAGGAGTTTCCTGACGAGTACCGTCTCGAAAACGGTGTGGTAGTACGTTTGTGTCAGTCTACGGACAGCGACCGAACAGTGACAGACAAAGGCGTTCTCTCCAATGTTCAAAGATGAACGACCATAGGGTGATGTGCCCTATGACCAAAGGACGACAATGGCTATATATATAGAACGTTCCGTCCCGTGCCGTCACGTGTTGGGGAAGGGCTTGACAGCCCGCCCTTCCCAACAACGAACGGTGACCAAAAACCTTAGTCCAAAACTGGGAGGTATGAATATGGAATTTTTTATAAACATGAATCCGCCGACGGCAACAGCGCAGATGAAGCAGGTGCGGGTGGTACATAACAAGCCGATGTTTTACGATCCCCCGGCCGTTAAGGAGGCTCGGCAGATGCTGACCGCTTACCTTGCACCACATAAACCCACCGAGCCGCTTGCCGGAGCACTGTCACTGCAGACGCTGTGGCTGTTCCCGAAGGGCAAAGCTCACAAGCATGGCGAGTGGCGCACCACCAAGCCGGATACAGATAATCTCCAAAAGCTGCTGAAGGACTGCATGACGGTGGTCGGCTTTTGGAAGGACGACGCCCAGGTCGTGCGTGAAATCGTGGAAAAGCGATGGTCGGACGAGCCCTGCGGCATTTATATCGAAGTTGAGGTGATGGACAATGTATAAAAACCATGAAGGTTATTCGGATCCGACTGCAGGCGCGGTCATTGGCAAGATGATGAAGGAATATAAGAAGCAGGAAAAAGATACCTGGCAGCGTCAGAATGAAATCAAAAGCCATGCCAAGGTCTATGTGGTCTCCAAGTATGCAGGTGATACCGAGGCGAATACCAAGGCCGCAATCCGCTACTGCAGATACGTTATTGCACAAAACAAAATGCCAATTGCCAGTCATTTGATGTACCCAGCAATCCTCCGCGACTTGGTTCCGGCAGAGCGTGAAATGGGCACTGCGTTTGGATTGGCGCTGCTATCAATGTGCGATGAGGTCTGGTGCTTCGGAAAAGACTATTCGCAGGGGATGAGAGCTGAGATACAGGAAGCCAAGCGCCTAGGCAAGCAAATACTTTTTTTCGAGGAGGTACCTCGATGAAAACCCCTTATGAAAATCTGGCGAATGCAATAATTATACAGGCTGCGAAAGATTATAAAAGCGTTGTCCGCCAGTTGAAAAAGACCCCAGTCCCTGAACTAGGCACTCTCAAATCAGAAAAGAAAGAGTACGAACAGTTGCTTACCAAAAAGTCGGAAATACTGAGATTCTTCAATTCCGCATGGTACATGACACTCACAAACGTAGATCCGCAGATAATTATACGCAATATTGAAAAGGAGGTAGGTTAGCATGGAAAAAGAAAAATGCTTTGCCCTGCGAAAGAAAAACTTGTGCATCGCGCTCACAGAGGGGGAATGCCCCGGTTTTGACGGATGTGCCTTTTATAAGACCATTTCGCAGGCAGAAGGGGACAAACGTAAGATCAGCGACCGTATCGCAAGCCTTCCGTATGAGCGGAGAAAACAAATCTCCGAGAAATACTACGACGGCAAAATGGAATGGGAGGGTGTGCCTTATGACCGCTGAAGAATACCTTTCTCAGGCATATCGCCTTAGTAACAGGATTAATGCTAATCAACACGAGGTGGATAATCTGCGGAGGTTGGCGACCAGCTTGCCGTCACCTGCTCTGGGAGATAAAGTGATGACAAGCCGGACAGCCGAAGCCCCATTCGTGGGATACATCAACCGCCTTGTGGATATGGAGCGCGACATAAATGCCAAAATTGACAGGCTCATCAATCTCCGCGACGAGATTGCCTGCGTGATCGACGACGTTCCGGATGACGATGCGCGGCTTGTGCTGCACCTTAGATATCTGGCCGGATTCACATGGGAGTCGATCGCCAGAGAAGTCGCGGTTTCGAACAGCACCGTCCGACGGTGGCATAAACGCGGTCTGCAGCTTGCCACTATCCCACCAGATGGGTCCGATGAAAAGTTTCCGAAAAATGAGCTGATTTGAACAGGTTTGACACCTTGTAACAACCACTTGACTCTGATATTATTAAACTGTAAAAATCTATACAAGCCAGCCTCGGGGGATAATCCTCGGGGCTTTTGTTTTGCCCGAAAAGGAGAAAGTCATGCCGACAAAACCGAAACGGCCGTGCCGCCACCCAGGCTGCCCGAAGCTTACAGACGGCGTTTACTGTGAAGAACATCAGAAGACTGCCAATGCCCAGTACAACAAGTACCAGCGCGACCCCCAGTCCAACAAACGCTACGGCCGTGCGTGGAAGCGTATCCGTGACCGACACATCAAAGCGCACCCGCTGTGCGAGGAGTGCAAGAAGAATGGCCGAATCACTGCTGGCGAGGAAGTACATCACATCATGCCTCTCAGCCAAGGCGGCACCCATGCGGACAGCAATCTTATGAGCCTGTGCAAGTCCTGCCACTCCCGCATCACTGTTGAGATGGGTGACCGTTGGCACGACAGATGAGGTTTGTATCATATTTTGCTACAAACCAAAAATAAAAGAGGTTCGACCAAGTATGTTGGTCTAACCAAACGGTGGGGTGGTAAAATCGCTAAAAAGACACACCCGGGTCAGCGGTGTGGGGCTTCGTGTGAAAATTCGCATAAGTTTTTAAGGGAATAGCCCCCACCAGAAGAAAGGCGAGATTTAATGGGTCAAAGAGGACCAAAACCCGGTGCCGGCGGAAGACCGAAAAAGCCAATTGCAGACAAAATTGCGGATGGTAATCCCGGCAAAAGAGCGTTGACTGTAATTGATTTCAAAGACAGTGTGGCTGACCTGGAAGGACAGCCTATGCCCAAGCCATCAGAGTTTCTTTCCGCAAAGCAAAAAGATGGTTCGACGCTCTGTGCGGCAGACATTTACCAAAGCACATGGGAATGGCTTTCAGAAAGAGGATGTGCCGCCATCATTTCTCCGCAGTTGATTGAACGCTATGCCATGAGCAGTGCAAGATGGATTCAGTGCGAAACTGTCACAAGCGAACTTGGCTTTTTGGCGAAGCACCCCACTACTGGCGCAGCGATACAGTCACCGTATGTGGCGATTGCAGATAAGTATATGACCCAGGCAAACAGGCTGTGGTCGGAAATCTACCAAATCGTCCGTGACAACTGCACTGGCGAGTACACAGGTGGAAGCCCTCAGGACGATGTGATGGAGAGGTTGCTTCGAGCAAGGAAAGGAAACTGACACGTTGATTGAAAAAGTAAATCCAAGCCACCCTGATAAAGTGGCGGACAGAATCGCGGGAGCCGTTGTTGACCTGGCTTACGCATCAGAAGATAATCCTAGAATTGCTGTGGAGGTTCTAATCGGACATGGCGTGTGTCATGTAGTTGTGGAAACCAGGACTGTTCTGTATAAGCCAGCCATCATTGACGCTGTGCATCGCATTGCCGGAAAAATGGATACGGATATTGTAATCGTTCCCCAAGATAAGCGTCTGTCGGATAACCAAAAGCACGGTGTTCGCTGCGGTGATAACGGCATCTTCAAAGGAGTGCCCTTGACTGTTGAACAGAGAGAGCTTTCAAAAATAGCCCATGATATTTATGCGCGTTATCCCCATGACGGCAAATACATCAAAGACGGTGAAAGGTTCATTATCTGTCAAAGCAATGCCGCCAGAGATGAATTGAGTGCAATGTTCCCGAATGCTGAAATCAACCCTTTGGGCGACTGGACGGGTGGAACAGATGTAGACACGGGTGCGACTAACCGCAAGCTCGGCTCAGATATGGCGGATTCGGTTACCGGCGGCGGACTTCATGGCAAAGACCTTTCCAAGGCTGATATCTCGGTAAACATCTACGCATTTCTTAAAGCGCAGGAGCAGGGTTGTCCTGTGGAACTATGCTGTGCCATTGGAGACAGTACGATTGACGGTATTCCTTATGAGAAAGTTGTCGCAAAGGCAGGAGAGTACATCCGCTCAAGGGGCGGCTTCGAGAAATTCGCGGAATGGGGGTTGTTCTGATGGTAATTGAAAAGAAAAATACTGCGGACCTGTTACCCGCCGAATACAATCCCCGTAAAGACCTCAAGCCCGGCGATACGGAATATGAAAAGCTGAAACGCTCCATTGAGCAGTTCGGTTATGTAGAGCCAGTTATCTGGAACAAGACCACCGGGCGCGTGGTCGGCGGTCACCAGCGATTGAAAGTTCTGCTGGATATGGGAATCACCGAGGTCGACTGCGTGGTCGTTGAGATGGACGAAGAAAAAGAAAAGGCGCTCAACATCGCCCTCAACAAAATCTCCGGCGAATGGGATAAGAATAAATTGGCTCTGCTCATCGCCGACTTGCAGGGTGCGGATTTTGATGTTTCCCTTACGGGCTTTGACCCTGCGGAGCTTGACGACCTTTTTGATGCCGCGAATAAGAAGGGCGTCAAAGAGGACGATTTTGATGTGGAAAATGCACTGGGTGCAGAACCTTTTGTGCAGCCCGGCGACCTATGGCTGCTTGGCAGGCACAGATTGCTGTGTGGAGACGCCACTAAATCAGAAAATATGGCGCTCCTTATGGATGGAAAAAAAGCAAACCTATGCGTTACGGACCCCCCTTACAACTGTGCTTATGAAGGCGGCACCGGAATGAAGATAATCAATGACAGCATGGTTGGCAAAGCCTTCTATGCTTTTTTATTGTCCGCATTTAAAAACATTTATGATAGCCTTGCCGACGGGAGTGCTGTCTATATTTTTCATTCAGATGCTGAAAAGGTGAACTTCTTTAACGCTACCGTAGACGCAGGATTTCACTATTCCACGACCTGTATATGGGTGAAGAATTCTCTGGTGCTTGGACGCATGGATTATCAGATGCGCCATGAGCCAGTAATATACGCATTCAAAGACACAGCAAAGCATCGCTGGTATTCGGATAGAAAGCAAACCACAGTCTGGGAATTCGACCGTCCGACCAAATCAAAGCTACACCCAACGATGAAAAGCCTTCCACTTATCGCATACCCAGTTAAAAACTCCTCTGCGCCGAATGGCATCGTGCTTGATGGCTTTGGCGGATCTGGCAGCACACTCCTAGTCTGTGAACAGACTGACCGAATCTGCTACACAATGGAGCTAGACCCGAAATATGCTTCAGCAATTGTGCGAAGATTTGCTGCCTACTGCGGGGATACAGACACAATTTTTGTAATCCGCAAAGGAGAAAAGTTAGCGTGCAAAGAGGTTTATATTCCAACCGAAAATGATCTGGCAATAAAGGATGCTACCGTTGATGATCCACAGAAAGGCGGTAATGTGGATGAGTAATGTCGAGTATAGCTTTTCCGATAATGGTGCTATGACTGTGTCATGTACACAAGAAAACTCTTAAAAATTGTGCTGCTGTTTTCTACAGAAGATTTCTGAAACGCTTGATATTAAAGGCGTCCGGAGTGATTAATGTACTACCTAAAAATTCGAAAGGCGGTACGAAAATGCGTATTAACTACAATGTTTCAGGAGAAAAGCGCAAATCACTGGTTGGCGCAGTCGGTCAGGAACTGAACGCTCCGGCAAAATACCTCGGAGCGCCTACATTTGCGTATGAGGTGGGCGGCTACACCATCGACAAGAGCGGAATGCTTACGGGCGAGGACAACCCCGACTTGGTTGCAGACCTGCAGGGTTTGCACGATTTAAAGGCAGTCGGCGAGGAATACGACACGCCCTTACCGGAAACTGAACCCGTTCCGGAAAACGTCAGAATCCCATATGAAGCCGAGCTTGGCGGCAGGGATAGCCCTTACAAATATTACGAGGAACCTCCCGCGTACGGAACGCCTGAACTGGCGGAAACCAACGGCTTGACAGTCGAAATGCCAAGGTCGGCTTTCTCAGAGACGGCTCTTGAAAATCTCAAGCGTCTGCTCGAAAGCAAAGCCAACCTGATCAAAAAGGCACTCGATATCGAAACCCTCGCGCTCGAAATAACGGAAGAGAAAGTGCGATTCCCGTGGTTCAATCCCCAAGGCGACGCCGCCGCGGTGAGAGCTTACACGCACTTCGTGACTGCGCTCTGCGAGATGGCAAAATCACAGCAGAGGGTTAGCGCTTCAGAAAAACCTGTGGACAACGAGAAGTACGCTTTCCGCTGTTTTCTTCTCCGGCTCGGCTTCATCGGCTCAGAATACAAGGGTGAACGAAAAATCCTACTCTCCAAGCTGAATGGAAGTTCGGCCTTTAGAAATTCTGCCAGCGGAGGTGCTGACGATGAATAACTTTCCATCTCGAGAAACGGTGGAGCGTATCCGTGAGCAGTATCCAGCTGGTTGCCGAGTTGAACTGATTTGCATGAACGACCCATACACCAAGCTGAAACCCGGAGACCGTGGCACAGTAGCTATGGTGGATTCGATTGGAACTATTTTTGTGAACTGGGACTGCGGCAGCAGTTTGGGTATCGTTTGCGGTGAAGACTCCTGCCGTGTTATCACAGAATAAAACAGCTTTACAGCATCAAGGGCTTCGTAAAACGAGGCTCTTTTCTTATGCTCTTTTTGAGAGGAGGAACTCGCTATACGAAAACTAAAGAAATACACGCCCACAAGTTTTATGGCGAAGGACTCTTACTACAACAAGGATGTGGCAGACTATGCCGTCTCCTTTGTACAGGCTCTCTCCCACACTAAAGGTACATGGGCAGGAAAACCCTTTGAGCTGATTGATTGGCAGGAGCAGATTATCCGCGACGTGTTCGGGACACTCAAACCCAACGGCTATCGCCAGTTCAATACTGCGTATGTAGAAATACCAAAGAAAATGGGCAAGTCCGAACTCGCGGCGGCGGTCGCACTGCTGCTCACCTGCGGGGATGATGAGGAGCGCGCCGAGGTCTACGGCTGTGCCGCCGACAGAAATCAGGCATCCATCGTTTTCAACGTGGCAGCGGATATGGTTCGAATGTGTCCGGCACTGGCAAAACGGGTTAAAATCCTTGATTCCATGAAGCGGCTAATCTACCAACCGACCGGGAGCATCTATCAGGTGCTGTCCGCCGACGTCGGCAACAAACATGGCTTCAACACACATGGCGTTGTTTTCGATGAACTTCATACCCAGCCGAACCGGAAACTCTACGATGTCATGACAAAGGGCAGCGGCGATGCGAGAATGCAGCCGCTGTATTTCCTTATTACCACTGCTGGGGATAACCAGAACAGCATTTGCTGGGAGGTTCATCAGAAGGCACTGGATATTATAGACGGCAGAAAGCACGACCCCACCTTCTATCCGGTAATTTACGGTGCGGCGCAGGAAGATGACTGGAGCGACCCTAAGGTGTGGAAAAAGGCAAACCCTTCCCTCGGTATCACGGTCAGCATGGATAAGGTCAAGGCAGCGTTTGAGTCAGCAAGACAGAATCCGGCCGAAGAAAACAGCTTCCGCCAGCTGCGTCTGAACCAATGGGTTAAACAGGCTGTGCGCTGGATGCCGATGGACAAATGGGATGCTTGCGCTTTTGCGGTCGACCCAGAAAAGCTGAAAGGCCGTGTCTGCTACGGCGGACTCGACCTTTCGTCTTCGACGGATATTACGGCGTTTGTTCTGGTGTTCCCGCCGGAGGACGAGGATGATAAATACAGCATACTACCGTTCTTCTGGATTCCTGAGGACAACATTGATTTGCGTGTGCGACGCGACCATGTAAATTATGATGTGTGGCAGAAGCAATGTTATCTGCAAACCACCGAAGGCAATGTAGTGCATTACGGCTTCATCGAAGCATTCATCGAAAATCTTGTAAAGAAATACAATATCCGCGAAATCGCCTTTGACCGGTGGGGCGCTGTTCAGATGGTGCAGAATCTAGAAAACCTCGGCTTAACGGTAGTACCGTTCGGCCAAGGTTTCAAGGATATGTCGCCCCCTACAAAGGAGCTTATGAAGCTTACTCTGGAGCAGAAGCTTGCCCACAGCGGAAATCCGGTCTTACGTTGGATGATGGACAACATCTACATCCGCACCGACCCTGCAGGAAACATCAAGGCAGACAAGGAGAAATCCACGGAAAAAATAGACGGCGCGGTCGCCACCATTATGGCGCTCGACAGGGCTATACGTTGCGGCAGTAGTAGCGGTGAGAGCGTGTATGATGACCGGGGGTTAATATTTTTGTAGAAAACAAGAGCGCGGAGTGTCATATCTTATACCCCGCGCTTTTCTAATTAAATTGAAATATTGAGTGCACATTAGATATACGCGCGGTTAAAAAAACTACTGATAAAAAGTGTCAATAGGCTTTTCCACCAGAGAGCTCATTTCTGACCAAGTCGCAATGCAGTTTCGTCCGCTATTCTTTGCCAGATACAATGCCTGGTCGGCATTATTTATAATTTGACTGAGCTCTTTCGTGCTCGTCATTGTGTTGGTAGCTGTGCCCAAACTAATAGTTAAGTACGGACTTACTATAGAACTTATATTTGGAATTTTGAGATCCAATATTTTTTGTTTTATTGTATTAGCAATCTCAACTATCTCTTCATGACTTTTGTCGAATGCGGCATAAATAAACTCTTCACCGCCCCAACGAACAACAATCTGATCAGTGTTTTCAAGCAAGTCATTAATCTGTTTTGCAACTGCAATCAGTGTCTGATCTCCCTTTTCGTGACCGTAGGAGTCATTATACTGCTTGAAATTATCGATATCTATCATGATAATAGACATTATCAATTCTGACGATTCTGAATTACAGTTCTGAAATATTCTTTCTATAAACTCACGAAAACTCCTGCGATTCGGAAGTCCCGTCAACTCATCTACAAGAGCTTGTGTTTTTAGCTGCCCATTTGCAATCTCGAGCTTTTTGTTAATTATTCTGTTTTCCTCTATCTCCGTTTCAAGAAGCAAATTTGATTGATTAACAAGTTTATTATTAATAAAGTTGTCGCAGTAATTGCGATAAAGGATTCTCGAAGCTATCCATGAAATAACCACAAAAACGGCCAGATTCACATAATGACCGACTAGAACATCACTTGAATTCTGAAAGAAAGGTAACCCCACTGCGAGAATCAATGTAGATGTCAGGTATGGAATACTCATTCTCTTTGTGTCTACAAGATAAATTATTGAGCATACTATCATATTGACCATAAAAGCCATGAGCTGTCCGTACAATTTCTGATCCATCAAGGAAATCACGCCGCCCCATATCATGATCAGCGTAATATATATAATAATTAAGGTATCAATGGCTACCATATGGATTCGTTTCTGTCGATAACAATTTATTAAAAACAGGTAGATTAGGTTTATGACGATCATTATTAAGTACATTGTCAAATAAGAATAGAACGAGAACGATCTGTCTTCTATAGTAAAAAAAGAGATTATATCAATTGACACAAAGACCATCTCGAAAGCAATTACGATGATCGCCAGCAGTGACCCTCTTCGGATATTCTGGAGAATCAAGTCCACCTCAAATTCCTTGCTATTCAAATACTCTTTCCCGATATTCCGGTTGGTATATATATCAAACATATGCCATCTTTTCATACTTTTCTTCTCTCATTTTTTTAATTATTATAGCTCGTAGAATTTATAGCGTAATCGTGCGCAATGGCAGTTTCATAAATTTTAATGAAGTTCAAAAATCTCGAAAAAACAGTTGTTACACTGCAGGCAAATACATTAAATTTATACAGCGAAGCGATAGTATCATGTTAGATTATACCACAACTGGGTGTAAGCGACTATATATTTTAGGAGATTAATGTCAAATGAGTACTTTTTCCAGCCTGTTTCATTCTCGCGACAAGCCACAAAACAGCTTAGGCGGTAGCCGGTACAACTTCTTTTACGGCAGCACAACCGCCGGCAAGCCTGTCAACGAACAGACCGCCATGCAGATGACAGCGGTATACTCATGCGTCAGGATACTGTCCGAAACGGTGGCTGGGCTTCCGCTCCATGTTTATAGATACAACGACAGCGGTGGCAAAGAAAAAGACCTCAAACATCCATTATATAAGTTGCTCCATGATGAGCCGAACCCTGAGATGACTTCATTTGCGTTTAGAGAAACGCTGATGAGTCATCTTTTATTATGGGGAAACGCCTACGCCCAGATAATCCGCAATGCCCGCGGCGATGTCATTGCCCTGTATCCGCTTATGCCAAACAGAATGACGGTTGACCGCGACTCAAACGGGCACCTCTTCTACCGCTATCAAAAAAGCAGTGACGACGCACCAACGCTCGGTAAGGACAGTCAAGTTTACCTTGCCCCGTCAGATGTGATGCACATACCCGGACTTGGTTTTGACGGCTTAGTCGGATACTCTCCCATAGCAATGGCAAAGAACGCCGTTGGCCTTGCCATCGCAACTGAGGAATATGGAGCAAAATTCTTTGCTAACGGTGCGGCTCCCGGAGGTGTTCTGGAGCACCCAGGAACTATAAAAGACCCCCAAAAAGTCAAGGAAAGCTGGAACTCTGCATATCAGGGCAGTTCAAACGCCCACCGGGTGGCGGTGCTTGAGGAAGGTATGAAGTACCAAGCAATCGGTATTTCTCCCGAACAGGCACAGTTTCTGGAAACACGGAAGTTTCAGATAAATGAAATTGCCCGCATTTTCCGTGTTCCGCCCCATATGCTCGCTGACCTCGAGAAATCCAGCTTCAGCAACATAGAGCAGCAGTCGCTTGAGTTCGTAAAATACACTCTAGATCCGTGGGTGGTTCGTTGGGAACAAGCTATGTGCCGGGTACTTCTCTCCGAGAGTGAGAAGCCGACCGTGTTTATAAAATTCAATGTAGACGGCCTGCTGCGCGGAGATTACCAGAGCCGTATGAACGGTTACGCCACTGCCCGTCAGAACGGATGGATGAGTTCCAATGACATCCGGGAACTTGAAAATCTTGACCGAATCCCTGCAGAACTCGGGGGTGATTTGTATCTTATAAACGGCGCTATGACCAAATTACAGGACGCTGGCGCGTTTGCAAACACACCTACTTCTAACCAAAAAGAGGAGCCTGATGAAAAAACAAATAAACAAACCCGACCGCCACGCTGAGATCTGCGCTAATCTCAACGAAATCTACCGCCGCAAGAATGCTGACTACGGCGACAGCTTTGGAGAAACCTTCCGAAAGCACGGCATAATCAGCGCAGTCACACGCATTACCGACAAAGTGAACAGGCTGCAGAGCCTGTGCGTCCACAAAGCACAGGTGCATGACGAGTCTGTAAGGGACACGTTACTCGACCTTGCTAACTACGCAGTTATGTCGATGATTGAACTGGAACGCTTGAATACTACAGAAACGGAGGAAACAAAGTGAAGAAATTCTGGGACTGGGTAAAGGACGAAACGACCGAAAGCCGCACCCTTTACCTGAACGGAGCCATCGCAGAGGAGAGTTGGTTTGATGATGATGTCACCCCACAGGCGTTCAAGGCTGACTTATTCGCAGGTGAGGGTGAAATTACTATTTGGCTCAATTCTCCCGGTGGCGATTGCATTGCCGCAAGCCAAATCTACGCCATGCTCATGGACTACCGTGGTAACGTGACCGTAAAAATAGACGGCATTGCCGCTTCTGCAGCATCCGTCATTGCTATGGCCGGCACGAAAGTGATGATGGCACCCACGGCACTAATGATGATTCACAATCCATTGACCGTTGCCATCGGCGACAGCGAGGAAATGCAAAAAGCCATCGCCATGCTGGACGAGGTCAAGGAGAGCATCATCAACGCTTATGAAATCAAGACTGGACAGTCCCGTGCAAAAATCTCTCACCTCATGGATGCCGAAACATGGCTCAACGCTAACAAAGCCATTGAGCTCGGTTTTGCCGACGGTATTCTGGAGGATGAGAAAAAGCGCATTCAGCCAGAAGACGTCACTTACGCTTTCAGCCGACGGGCCGTTACAAACTCTCTGCTGAATAAGCTCTATCTAAAGAAAGCACCCGCAAAAACAGGCATACCAATTGAGTCGCTGGATAAGCGACTTTCTTTAATTTCTCACTAAATTTATGGAGGTAATATAATGAATAAAATTCTTGAACTGAGAGAAAAGCGCACCAAAGCGTGGGAAGCGGCAAAGGCTTTCCTTGACACCAAGCGCGGCGCAGACGGTATCGTATCCGCTGAAGACACAGCAACTTATGACAAGATGGAAGCAGATGTGGTCGCTCTAGGCAAGGAAATCGACCGTCTGGAAAAGCAGGCGGCTTTGGATATGGAGCTTAGCCGCCCCACCTCCGAGCCACTGACCGGAAAACCTGTCACTGGCACACAGGATAAAGCCAAGACTGGCCGTGCTTCTGCGGAGTATAAGCAGTCCATGATAGACGCTCTGCGTTCCAACTTTCGCAGGGTCAGCGATGTTTTGCAGGAGGGCGTGGATGCTGACGGTGGTTACCTCGTCCCCGAGGAGTACGACACTCGTCTGATTGAGGGACTGAAAGAGGAAAACATATTCCGTGGGATTTCTACCATCATAAAGACCGGCGGTGAGCGCAAAATAAACATTGCCGCTTCCACGCCTGCAGCCGCGTGGATTGAGGAGGGCGGTGCGCTTACATTCGGTGATGCCACCTTCGACCAGATTAACCTCGATGCCCACAAGCTGCACGTTGCGGTTAAAGTAACCGAGGAACTGCTCTATGACAACGTATTCAATCTTGAGAACTACATCCTTGACAAATTCTCCAAAGCTCTGGCTAACGCCGAGGAGGACTCGTTCCTCAATGGTGACGGCATCGGTAAGCCCCTGGGTGTTCTGGCGACCGTAGGAGGTGGGCAGATTGGCGTGACAGCCTCAAGCTCAACTACCATCTCCGCGGATGAGGTCATCAGTCTCGTATACTCGCTTAAGCGCCCGTATCGCAAAAACGCGGCGTTTATCGTAAACGATCAGACTCTTCTCATTCTGCGCAAACTGAAAGACGGAAACGGCGCGTATATCTGGCAGCCATCATATCTGGTGGGCGAGCCTGACCGTCTGCTTGGCTATCCCATTCACACCTCTGCATTTATGCCCGCAGTTGAGGCGGGCAACCCTGTTATAGCTTTCGGCGACTTCAGCTACTACAACATCGGAGACCGTGGCTCTCGCTCTTTCCAGGAGCTCAAGGAGCTTTATGCTGGAAACGGCATGATTGGCTATGTCGCCAAGGAACGTGTGGATGGCAAGCTGGTACTGCCCGAAGCTGTACAGATTCTCAAGATGAAGGCTTAACGGAGGTGCAGCATGAGTTATAACACCAAGAATTACACAGAACAGGGCGGTGAGAAAACCGTCATCGGCGGTACGCTTGAAATTAAGGAGGGAGCTTCGGTAACGGGGCTTCCTTCCGCTTTCACACCTGCTGCAAATCAGACAGCCAGCACAGCGTCGGATGTAGCTGGACTGCTGGCGGATTTCAACACTCTGCTTGCAAAGCTGAAAACTGCCGGGCTTATGGCAAAGGACTCTTAAACTAAGAAAGGCGGTGGCGGATATGAACACGCTTCTTGAAAAAGTAAAAGCCAATCTAATATTAGAACACACGGCAGATGACGAGCTTCTGCAAATGTACATCACCGCCGCGACTGCCTATGCCGAGAGCTATCAGCACCTGTCTGAGGGTTACTATTCTGAAAATGCGATGCCGCCCACCACCGAGCAAGCGGTCATTATGCTGTCTTCGCATTTCTACGAGTCAAGGGACGGCAGCACTGGCGGATTCTTCGGAGACAACGTTCAAGCCGGGCAGCAGGTATGGGACACAGTAAACCTGCTGCTCCGGCTTGACCGGGATTGGAAGGTGTGAAAATGAATGCTTATTTTACAGTATTATATGGCCAGTCAATAATTCCGCCGAAGTCATAAACTTTTGTATATCCAATTGCTATAAGTTTTTTTGCGGCCTGTGCGCTGCGGTTTCCTGAACGGCAGTAAATTAAGATTTCTGCATCAGGGTTGGGCAGCAAATCCGGCATTTTGTCAGTTATTGTTTCATTAGGTATCAAGATTGCGTTTGGGATGTGCCCAGAATTATACTCATCTTCGGTTCGTACATCAAGAATTATTATTTCGTCCCCGCTGTCGATTCTGGCTTTGGCTTCTTCAGGCGTTATCTTTATATACTCTATGGCGGGTGGTTGAGTGGTAGCCTCCGAGTTTGCGGTTTCAGCCGGCGATGCTATTACAAATGCAATGAGAACTCCCAACACTATTCCATATACTGTGGATATATATGGATTTGCGGTTATCGGACAGCTCCCGTTCGAACATCCAATTAGCTTATAAAACACAAAATATCCAATAATACCGCCTATCAAAGCCCCGATTAAATATCTTATCATTATGCTCTGTCTCCTCTCGCACGATTATTTAAAACTATTCATTTTTATCATAATACAGTAAACCATTAAAATATACTGTAACTTCATCACTTAGGAGATACAGTTCAACCGAGATTTGGAAGGTGTAATCATGAGCTACGGAAAAATGAATTCCTTTATGGAAATAGTACTTCCCACAACCATCAAAGACGAAGAGGGGTTTACCACGCCTGGTGACAGCGTTCTCGCTTCCGTCAGGGCATACCGGGAAGGTAGGCACGGAACTCAGAAATGGGCTAACCGCGCTGCCTTTTCCGAGGCAACAGACCTGTTTCGTTTCCGCACCATCCCCGACGTATCTGTTACAACAGCTATGGCAATCGTGTGCGACGGTGAGCGATTGGATATTACCTCAGTTGAGGATGTCAGCGGGCGTGGGTTGTATGTGGAAGTGCTCGCTAAAAAGACGGAGGGTGCAAATGGCTAAAGCAGATTTCAAAATGCCGGAGGATTTTCTCCTCAAGCTCTCCAGGCTCGGTCAAAGAACGGATGAAATTGTCACAAAGGTACTGGAGTCAGGCGGTGAAGTTGTAGCGTCCAAAGTGCGTTCCAATTTGTCGGCAGTCATCGGTCAAGGTACAAAGAAAAAGGACCGGTCGACCGGAGAACTGCTACGATCTCTCGGCGTATCGCCTGCGAAACAGGACAAGGACGGCAATTTCAACGTCAAGGTTGGTTTTTCAGAACCGCGCTCAGACGGCGGCAGCAACGCTAAGATTGCAAATGTTCTAGAATACGGCAAAAGCGGCCAAGCACCTAAGCCGTTTCTTAAGCCCGCTAAGTCAGCAAGTAAAAATGAGTGCATAGACGCTATGAAAAAGCGGTTTGAAGAGGAGGTTGAGAGCATATGAGCCTGCTGTCAGAACTAAACACCCTGCTTAAGCCTCTAATTCCTATAGAAACAGGGGTATTCTCAGATACCCCTCCCAACCGCTATCTCGTTATTACACCGATGTCAGATACCTTCGAGCTGTACGCGGATAATATGCCCAGCCATGAGGTACAGGAAGTGCGCCTATCCCTGTTTGACAAGGGTAGCTACACCGTAATCAAGAACAAAATAGTCCGCGCTCTTTTGAACGCGGACATTACTATTACAGACAGGCGGTATATAGGTCATGAGGACGATACCGGCTTTCATCACTACGCCATAGATGTGGCAAAACACTACAGAACGGAGGAATGAAAATGGCGACAATTGGATTGGATAAACTTTATTACGCGAAAATAACGGAAGGCACGAACGGTGACGAAACCTATGGCATTCCCATAGCTCTCGCAAAAGCCATAAAGGCCGACCTCTCCGTAGAGCTCGCTGAAGCGACTCTTTATGCTGACGACTCTGCTGCCTCAGTGGTTAAGGAATTTAAAAGCGGTAAACTGTCCCTAGGCATAGACGATATAGGAGTTACCGCGGCGCAGGACCTGACCGGAGCAACGATAGACGAAAACCATGTACTTATATCGGCAAGCGAGGATGGCGGTATTCCTGTGGCAATAGGCTTCCGCGCTAAGAAAGCGAACGGCAAATACAGGTACTTCTGGCTCTATAGGGTTATATTCGGCATACCTGCTACAAACCTTGCTACGAAAGGTGACAGTATAACCTTCTCAACGCCAACAATCGAAGGAACCGTTATTCGCAGAAACAAAACGGACGGTCAAGACAAGCACCCGTGGAAAGCTGAAGTAAACGAAGACGACGCTTTGGTAACCACCGGGACAATAACCGGATGGTACACAAGTGTGTACGAACCTGATTTCACAGGGATATAGGGGGATAGCGTATGGATAACGACAGAAGTGCAATTATTTCTATAGGCGGGGAGGACTACGAGCTGATTCTTACCACTAGGGCTACAAAGGAAATTGCCAAACGCTACGGTGGTCTGGAAAACCTGGGCGAAAAGCTTATGAAAACCGAGAAGTTCGAGCTTGCTTTGGAGGAGGTCGTGTGGCTCATAACCCTGCTCGCCAATCAGTCCATCCTGATCCACAACCTCAAAAACCCAAAAGATAAGCATGATTTGCTGACTGAGGAAGCCTTGGAGCTTCTTACCTCGCCTTTTGAGCTTGCGGCGTACAAGTCCGCAATCATGGAAGCTATGTACAAAGGCTCAAAGCGTGAGATTGAAAGCGAGGATGACTCAAAAAACGTGCCGGTCGGGTAAATGACGAAGAGTTGTTTGCTCGACTGGTTTTTTACGGCGTTACCCTGCTGGGACGGGCAGAGTCCGAGGTCTGGCTCATGCCGCTTGGTCATCTGCTCGACCAGTGGGAAATATATAAGCAATTCAACGGCATGGCGAAAGCGAAACAGGAGCTGTATATTGATGATGTTATTCCTTGTGGGATATAAAACCTTACAACAAAACTCGCAATTATGCTCACAGCACCTGCATCACACCACCGAAACATCACTACACCTTACGGGTTGACTTTTAGATAAAGTCAATGTCATAATCAAAATGCAATCAAAAAGAAGAATATCGTTTGAAATGTTCGATTCATAGAGTTATGATTTTTGTGTGGGGGTTCGGTTTCTATGTACAAATATCAAATAATCGCAAATGAACTAAGCCAATACTTTGATAGTTGCCGTAAACAGGGTATGGACAGTATCACCATTTCCGCACTTGATATTGAGCATCGGTTTGAAGTGTCAAAACGTTGTGGTGCTAAATCTAGTTCAAGATACCCACTTATATGTCAAGCTATGCATAATATACCGCACTACGATGGATATACTCATGATGGTCCGAATCCGAGTTCGACATTCACTGTGACGTACAATCTAAAAAAACGTCATTTGTTTAGCTGAATAATGTGAAGTCGACATAGACTGATTTCTTCAATATAAACATAATGTCCTGCCTTTGAAATGAGCATTCTGGGAACAGAGTGCATTTTTCATGCCCATTATTGCCTAAGGAGGTGGCTCAATGGCGGATAATTTCGGTCTGAAAATAGGAATCGAAGGCGAAAAGGAATTCAAAAAGGCGCTTTTCGACATCGACCAGTCCTTCAAAGTGCTGGGGAGCGAGATGAAACTCGCCGTATCCCAGTTCGATAAAAACGACAGAAGCGTAAAATCCCTGACCACCAGAAACGAAGTCCTGAATAAGCAAATTGGGGAGCAGAAGGTCAAGGTGGAAACTCTGCGTAAGGCATTGGAAAACGCCTCCGACTCTTTCGGCGAGACAGATAAGCGTACAAAGTCGTGGCAAACGCAGCTGAACAACGCGCAGGCCGAACTCAACGGCATGGAGCGCGAGCTGAAGTCAAGCAAAAAAGCCATTGACGATACCGGCAGCGCGACTGACGATTTGGGCGGTAAGTTTGACAAGCTCGGTTCGGTTGCAAAAACTGTCGGAGCGGCAATGGCGGCTGCGTTCGTGGCAGTATCCGCAGCAGCTGTTTCAGCCGGAAAAGCTCTGATACAGATGAGTGTTGACGGAGCGTCTTATGCCGATAATGTCCTGACGACCTCTTCCCAGACGGGCATCGCTACAGATAAGCTTCAGGAATATATGTACGCCGCGGAGCTTGTGGATGTATCTGTCGACACGCTCACCGGCAGCATGGCGAAGCAGATACGGTCAATGAAGTCGGCGCAGGATGGTTCTTCCTCTTTTTCACAGGCGTATTCCAAACTCGGAGTCACGGTTACGAATGCGGACGGCTCTCTGCGCGACAGTGATACGGTTTACTGGGAGCTGATAGATGCTCTCGGTAACGTAAAGAATGAAACCGAACGCGACGCGCTTGCTATGACTTTGCTCGGTAAATCCGCGCAGGATCTGAATCCCCTTATAAAAGCCGGTTCCGAGCGCATGAACGAGCTTGGTGAGGAAGCAAAAGCCACTGGTTATATCCTTTCGGATAAAGTGTTGGCCGCATACGGCGAATTCGATGATCAGCTTCAAAGGTTGAAAACCGGCTCCGAAGCCGCTAAAAACGCTCTTGGCACTATTCTTCTGCCCGTACTCACAGACCTTGCCGGAGAAGGAGTCGACCTGCTGCATGAGTTTTCCAAAGGCGTAGCCGACGCGAACGGCGATATGGATAAAATCTCCGAGGTCGTAAGCTCCGTGCTTGCAAAGGCTATGGATAAGGTGATGGAATATCTGCCTGACGTTATGAACCTCATCGCATCCATCGTTGGCTCAGTCGGTCAAGCAATCATAGATAATCTCCCCGCTATCACTCAGACAGCCGGGGAGATAATTCTTACCCTGCTCAACGGAATGATAGCCGCCCTGCCGCAGCTGACAGCGGGTGCGCTTCAGTTAGTCCTCGCCCTTGCTAACGGTATTATAGAAAACCTTCCTCAGATCGTGCAGGCGGCAATAGATATGGTTATAACGCTCGCGGACGGATTGGCTGATGCGTTGCCGGAACTCATACCCAGCGTCGTAGAAGCAATTCTGCTTGTATGCTCCACCCTCATAGATAACCTGGACAAGCTGCTTGATGCGTCTTTTGAAATTATAAAAGCACTTGCTCAAGGCCTTCTGAACGCTTTACCAGAGCTTATTGCCGCGCTGCCTGAACTTATAACTTCTATCATTAACTTCATCACAGAAAACCTTCCTGAAATAATAACGATGGGCATTGAGCTTACAGTCCAACTTGCCGCAGGACTGATAAAGGCGATCCCCCAGCTTCTGGCGGCATTGCCAAAAATCATAGTGGCGATCGTCGGCGGGCTTGGAAAAGCCGTGGGCGCTGTATTTGAGATAGGTTCAAATATTGTAAAGGGTCTGTGGGACGGCATTAAAAGCATGGGTAAATGGATCTCGGATAAAGTGTCAGCTTTCTTTAGCGGCATCGTCAGCAGCGTCAAGGGCATACTCGGCATACATTCGCCGTCCACGGTTTTCGCAGATATAGGCGGCAACATGGCGAAAGGTATCGGAGTGGGTTTTAGCGATGCCATGACAAAAGTTTCGCAGGATATGCAGAGGGTTATACCCACAAGATTTGATACGGATGCTGATTACTCACTGTCCGGCACCGGTAATTCCGGAGCGTCGATTGGCATCAATGTTCCTCTGACCCTTGACGGTATGGTCATCACAAAAGCCACAAGCCGGTTGCAGTATAACAGAAACAAGTCCTATTCCAGGGCGCTAGGGGTGAGCGTATGAACCGGATAAAAATTCTTGATGCCTCCCTTGAGGAGCTGGCCGTCATACCGGTTGCCAGCACCGCTGTTCGAACAGAGAGAATCAACTCGGATAACACACTAAGCTTTTCCATCCGTGTCAAAAGTGGTCTTGTAGCATATATCCACGAGGAAAATGTCGCTGAACTTGATGGGGACTTTTTTGATATCGCCTGGTACAAAAAAGAACAGCAGAGCGATGGGACACTGATGGTATCGGCTGAGTGCGAGCACGTGAGCTACCGACTGAATGACAGTGCGCACAACGTCGAGTATTTCACGTTAACCGGTACTCCAGCGGTAATTTTAAGCGCCATCCTGGCGGGGACCGGTTTTACAGTCGGCACCGTGGATTACAGTAACCCCGTCACTTTCTCATTACAGGAACCGTCTTCCCGGCGTTCGCTTCTGATGCAGTTCGCGGCATATCTCAAAGGAGAACTGGCATTTCACGGCTTCACCATATCCTTGTTATCACAGCGGGGCTCCACGGCCCCCAAAGCCGTTAGCGTTGGCAGAGATGTGACCGTTATCTCCAAAGTAGTCTCTAAGCGCGAGCAGGATGAGAACGGAAATCCGATGGTCTCGTACACCTGCGGCGTTTTCAAGGGCGTGAAATTTGACTTGGGAGACACGGTCGTGCTCGACTATTCGGCGCTGGACATTGCCGCGGAGCTGAGAGTTTTGGGGAAAAGCTACGACCCCTACAATCCCAACAACGTGGCCATCGAGATTGGGAATTACACCAATTCTCTGGAAGATGACCTTTACCGTATCGAAACAGAATCGGTAAGCAAAGACACGCTGATGAACGGCTGTCGTATCGGTCCAAAGTATGGCTTCGAAGCGGTTCGGAACGATAAGAAAGCGAGAGCATTCTTTAAGTCTGACGGTATGAAGTTCCAGACAGGCGACGGCACGGGCAACACCTGGACAGACAAACTCTACTACGCTGTGGATACCGATACTGGGAATACGGAGCTGTTCTTTAACGGCAAGCTAACTGCCGATGTCATAGAAGCCCTTAGCGCGGTCATTTCTCCGAATATATATGCGGGCAAAGCAACTATAGCCGAGGTAACAGTCGACGAACTGGATACAAGCGACAAGGTAAAGAATTATCTTAGTGGCAATACCTCGTCAAACAACTACCAGAAGATATATGACCAGTTCCACGAATTCATTACGGGCGTCACGGACGGTCTTGAGGAGAACAAGGTTCAGGCGACCGACAGGAACGGAGATCTGCTCTACTGGACTGACAACACTAACACGGCGGCGACTACTACTGTAACTGTGTACCCGGTCTATACCTACAAATACACAGATACCGCAAAATTGAAGCTGGGGTTCGGTGATGATCCCAGCGGCAGCGGGTATCTTATACCCATGATAGAACTCGGTGCCGGTACAGGTATAAACAACAACGCAAAGGGCTTTATCTACAAAGGCATCAGCGGTCTGTATCTCGACTATTACAGCACTGCAGGTGATTTGAGACGGGTCCTGCTGAGCGATGACGGCATAGTTCTCACACCGTATGCGCTCAAATCTCTGGATATGTATATAAATGGCTTTTCCGCCGTATATGACGCAGATACCGTCGCTATGACTTGGGCGCTTGACAGCTATGGAAGGATCACATCACTTAACACCACAGATAACGTGATGATCCCCGTAAATTGGCATTCGGAGGAAATGTGATATGGATCAGACCAGTTTTCAGAACGGATTTATATGCGGCATGGCGGCGAAAGGGCTGGTTCGCAGCGGAGAGCTTTATAAGCCGACGATCTATAACGACAGCGATGTCTACACGTATTTCTATATAGACTTCCGGCGCACGCTGCAGTCGTTTTCGCTCGGGATGTTCAATGAGTCAGTTATCGTGTACGACAGCCAGCAGGTCGCTGTAACAAGGATTGAGAAGACGGGCACTACGGTATACAAGATTTACTGCGACATTACAAACAAAATACACGGGATCACTGTCCTGAATAAAAAAACTACCCGTCTGAGATTCTCAACGGGTGAACTTCTGCCTGTATTTTCAGTACATATGTTCGTTGAAGGACAGTCCGCTTTTATTGACGGAGCTTATGTGTATGACCCTATAAACTTGCAGCTCCCGAATTTCAATGTATCCGAAACAATGGGAAACTATCTGTGGACGGCTATTGACGCGGGCAGCTTTTATGAAAGCGCGTCATTATGGCAAGCTACATTTACGCCGATGGAAACCGTCACAATAAACCTTACCTGAAAGGAATAATGTTATGAAAGACAGCATTCAAGCGGAATTGCTGAAAAGACATCCGATGCATGCGGAGGGAAACATCTGTATAGATATTACCGACCCGTTGACGGGGAAAGTCGTTGACAAAAGGAAAGGCAAAAACCAGGTTTTCCCGATTGGAATTTGGGGTGCCCAGCCATATGTCTACAACTGGAATTATTATGTAGATAACGTCTATATGGTTTTGACTGACAGTACTAAGGATATAGACCCTAATTTCCCATTCCTGCTTGGTACGCCTGTTGGTTTTGGAATACCATCCAATTCAGGCTTGGGCAACTACAGAGGAGCTTATAACTCTGCGAACCAGGTGCTCCACGCGAGCACCCTAAACAGCATTCGCTGGAAATTTCAATATGACTTTACTACGGCTCAGGCGAATGGCACGATTGGCACGACTGGACTTACTCACCAGTATGATCAGAACGGAAGAACATCTGTATATAATTTTATGTGCCCGGCTATAAGTACCAACTATCTGGGCACATCAGATGGGTCCTGCTCATATAACGGCACATATCCGAACACAGGGCTTTTAACGAAACGGGACGCCTATACTAATGCTACCACTACAATTGATATATCCGCGCTTGTTACAGGAGGGGGGTCTACCTGCATATCCCCGGTATATGACGTCTCCACCGGGAAATATGGGGTACTCCGGCACTATCCCGGTTCAACGGCTTACATGCAGCTTTATATTTTCCCTAACAATTCTTTTTCATCTGTGGAAGCGATATACACTGTCTCTAGCGTTATCCCTAAATTGTCGTACGGAAGCTACTCGTGCTACATTTATGGCGATTATCTATTCATCCCCAACGGCAACACGGTCATGATATTTAACTACAAAACAGACACGTATGTGACGACTTTGACCCACAGCGGATTCAGTGCTGGTTCAGGGTCTGGCATCGATCTTACCAGATACGTTGGATCCGGCAGTCTTGCTAGGGGCAAATATCTGTTCTGGGGCTTGCTGGACTATTCTGACAGCGGAACTTACTTTCTTATCTTTGATATGAGTACACAGCAGTTTGCCGGGTTTGGAACAAAACAATGGTCAAGCTATTATAACTATATGAACCTTGCGTGGGATCACTTCCACCCTGACATGTACCTGCCGGCTGGCATTTCAAACAACAACGTTCTGTCGATTGCAAGCGGCCTGATGGCGGCAAAGAAGCTCGACACTCCTGTGACAAAAACGTCCGCGAACGGTATGACGGTAACTTATGAACTGGAGGTTTTCTGGTGATGACAAGGACAGATTATACGGATGGCGGTTATGTCCTGACGGCTGACGCCGGAATGGATCTTGCCGTTCTGGATGAAAGCGGCAGTGCCATCGCAAGGGTAAAAGAGGTGGCGATTCCTGCCGCAGGTACGCTTAACACATGGACAGAAGTTGTCGAGGAACCGCCAGTCGTCGTTGATGAGGACAAGATTAAAGAGACAAGGATTGCGGAACTCAAGGCGGAGCTTGCAAGGCTTGAAATAAAATAAAAACATTATTATTGACATATGCCGATAATGGTGGTTTAATGGCATATGCCGATAATGATTTTGCAAGGGAGGTTCTAATATGCCAAGACCAAGAAAGTGCCGGCGCGTTTGCTGTATGCCTGACAACCAAAGTTTTGGTCCATTGGGAAGAGGTATAAGCGAACATAAAATAATTGTTATGACGGTCGACGAGTTTGAAACCATTAGGTTAATTGACCTTGAGGGTCTCAACCAAGAGGAATGCGCAAAACAAATGGCTATTGCAAGAACAACCGCTCAAGCCATTTACAATAGTGCCCGTGTTAAGTTAGCTGAGTGTCTTGTTAAAGGCACGGAACTTTCCATCGTCGGGGGCGACTATACCCTTTGCGACGGAGAACCATGCGGATGCGGTTGTGGACACTGCCATAAAAGAAAATGTAAATCAGGAGATTAAAAAAGATGAGCGAAGACTGCAACAACAAATGTTCCTGTGAGGGCAACTGTTCTGATGGAACGCAAGAGCAAGCAAATTATTTAGATATGCCAAATGAACTTAGTCGTATAAAGAAGGTCATAGGCGTTGTAAGTGGCAAGGGTGGCGTTGGAAAATCACTTGTTACCTCTCTGTTGGCTGTTTTGGCTCAGCGGGATGGGTTCAGAACAGCTATTCTTGATGCCGACATCACGGGTCCATCAATTCCCCAATCGTTTGGATTGCACGAAAGAGCGTCGGGCGACGATATGGGACTGTATCCCGTTAAAACAAAAACCGGCATATCAGTTATGTCTCTTAATCTACTCACAGATAGGGAAACAGACCCTGTCATCTGGCGTGGTCCTATTATCGCTGGAACGGTCAAACAGTTCTGGACGGATGTAATTTGGGGTGACATCGACTACATGTTCATCGACATGCCGCCTGGAACAGGAGATGTTCCCCTGACGGTTTTCCAATCTATTCCTGTAGATGGAATAATAATTGTCACTTCTCCGCAGGAGCTTGTGGGCATGATTGTTCAAAAGGCCGTTAATATGGCACGAATGATGAACATCCCCGTGCTTGGTATTGTCGAAAACATGAGCTATTTCGTCTGCCCCGACTGTGACAAGGAGCACCGTATTTTTGGTGAGAGCCGCATTGATACCATTGCGGAGAAATACTCAGTTAAGACAATTGCCAAGCTACCTATCAATCCAAAGCTTTCTGCTGCCTGCGACGCTGGTATGATTGAGCTTTTTGATGGAGATTGGCTTAATAATATGATAAAAATGATAGAAAATGAGGAAAAGAATATGAAAATCGCAGTAACTTACGAGGATGGTCAGGTATTTCAGCATTTTGGTCACACGGAGACGTTTAAGGTGTATGACATTAAGGATGGTAAAATTGCATTCGCTTCAATAGTCAGTTCCAATGGCAGTGGACACGGGGCATTGGCAGGTGTTTTGAAAAATCTGAATGTTGACACACTTATATGTGGGGGCATTGGCGGTGGAGCAAAGACTGCGCTGACCGAAGCAAATATTAAACTCTACGGCGGTGTATCCGGAGAAGCAGATAAGGCAGTGGAGGCCCTGTTGTCAGGAACGCTTAAGTTCAGCCCGGAAGCAAATTGCGACCATCACGGCGAGCACCACGAGGGCGCTTGCGGTGAGCACGGTTGTGGAGAGCATCATGGAGAGCATCATGGTGAAGCGTGTGGAGAACATGGCTGCGGCAATCACTGACAATATTGAAGCAATAAAACGGAGTATAGCATCTGATTTTCCCCTAATTTATACACTGTTTTATAATTGAAAACTATAAATTATAAATCATTTAAGGACACTTCGCATTATTGCGGAGCGTCCTTTTCTTATACAAAAACATATTTAAAATTAAGGAGGTCTGTAAATGAAAGAAATCTGGAACGTAATACAGGCGGTCTTTACCGCATTGGGCGGTTGGCTTGGGTGGTTTCTCGGCGGCTGCGACGGTTTAATCTATGCGCTTATAGCCTTTGTTGTCATCGACTACATAACAGGGGTGATGTGCGCGGTGATAGACAAACGGCTTTCGAGCGAAGTGGGGTTTAGGGGCATCTTCAAGAAGGTGCTTATTTTTATGCTCGTAGGCGTCGGGAACATAGTAGATAAGCAGCTAATCGGTGACGGCAGCGTACTAAGGACAGCCGTCATCTTCTTTTACATCTCCAATGAGGGGATCAGCATAATAGAGAACGCCGGAAACCTTGGTCTTCCCATACCGCAAAAGCTCAAGGATATCTTGGAGCAGCTTAAAACGAAAGGGGATGAGTAAATGAATTTGCATAAACTTATTCTCACCAATAACGCCTGTTACAAAGCCGGACGTGTCATAACGCCAAAAGGCATCATGGTTCACAGTACCGGGGCAAACAACCCCAGACTCAGCCGCTACATCGCTCCGGACGACGGGCTGCTCGGCGCAAACATTGGCGGGAACCACTGGAATGCGCGCTTTCCGGGAGGAATTAGTGTCTGTGTCCACGCATTCATCGGGAAACTCGCTGACGGCAGTGTCGCCACATACCAGACGCTCCCGTGGAATTACCGGGGCTGGCACGCCGGAGGTAAGGCAAACGACGGTTATATTGGTTTCGAGATATGCGAGGGCGGGCTTTCCGACCCCGCTTATTTTTCTGCCGTATACAAGGAAGCAGTTGAGCTTTGCGCTTATCTCTGCAAGCAGTTCGGTCTGACGGAGAAGGACATCATCTGCCACAGCGAGGGGTATAAGCTCGGTATCGCGTCCAACCATGCTGATGTGATGCACTGGTTTCCCACGCACGGCAAGAGCATGGATACTTTCAGAGCCGATGTTAAGGCCATGCTATCTGAAGAGGAGGAAAAAGATATGACTCAGGATACATTTAATGTGCTTATGGATGCATGGCAGGACCAGAATGACCCGCTTTACAAAACGCTCGACGATGTACCGTCCTACTGGAAGGATGACGCGGCTGCGCTCGTTAAGGCAGGTGCAATAAAAGGTGACGGTGTCGACAGCTTCGGCGTCCGACAGAGCGTTCTGAAAGCTGCCATCATCAACAAGCGATATGTCGACAGCATAAAATAGAAGAATTATTAAACCCACCGAGAACGGTTTTTTGCCGCTCGGTGGGTATATTTTTATGCCTTTTACCAGGGGTTGATTTTTTCGGCTTGGTATGGAGGTGGGTGAAATGACAAACGTTCAAAAACAGCAAATCATTACTCTTCGAAAACAAGGGTGTGGATACATAAAAATAGCGCACGAACTGGAGATTTCGGAAAACACCGTAAAATCCTACTGCCGCCGTCAAGGACTATCAGTTGACGATTTACAGAACATGGCTTTTTGCCGTAACTGCAGCAAACCAATAATGAATAGGGAAAAGGTGAAGCCCAGGCAGTTCTGCTCCGATTTGTGCCGCACAGCGTGGTGGAAAGCAAATGCAGATAAAGTGGACAAAAAAGCGGTCTACGCCTTTAATTGCGCTGGCTGTGGCAAGCAATTTACTGCGTATGGAAACAACAATCGCAAGTATTGCTGCCATGAATGCTATATTGACGCACGGTTTGGCGGAAAGCGTGACGGCAATGGATAAGGGGTGTTATAAGCGCTTGGAGGGCTACTTTTCAGCAATGGTGCAGGCAAAACAAATGCGCGGAAAAGGGCTTATTTCTGCCGATGAGTACAACATAATTGATACAATTATGGCCGAAAAATACGGTATACCTTCGTGTAGTTTGTTTCGGGATAATGACTTGCTGTGTAAGGAGACTGATGGTAATATGTCACACAACGAGGAGGTGTCAAAATGCCAAGAACAGTAAGAAAAGTATCCCGCCCGCCAAGGCTGCTGCGAAAAACACAGGTTGCCGCATACGCTCGCGTTTCAAGCGGAAAGGACGCCATGCTGCACTCCATGTCGGCCCAGATCAGCTATTACAGCAATCTGATACAAAACCACGATGGATGGCTGTATGTCGGTGTTTATGCCGATGAAGCCTTGACCGCCACAAAGGACGGCCGAGAAGGTTTTCAAAGACTTCTGACGGATTGCCGCGTCGGAAAGATTGATATGGTCATTACAAAGTCCATCTCGCGCTTTGCGAGAAACACGGTGACATTGCTGGAGACCGTGCGAGAACTGAAAAGTCTGGAGGTGGATATATATTTTGAAGAACAGAACATTCACAGCATGAGTACGGACGGCGAGCTGATGCTGACGATCCTCGCGTCCTACGCGCAAGAGGAGAGTCGTTCCGTCAGTGAAAATCAGAAGTGGCGGATACGCAAGAATTTTGAGGAAGGCAAACCGTGGAACTGCACAATGCTCGGCTATCGCTACAAAGACGGGCAGCTTGTGATTGTGCCGGAGGAAGCGGATATCGTCAGGACCGTATTTGCCCGCTACCTTTCCGGGGCGGGAGCAAATATAATTATGAAAGAACTGAATGCCAGCGAGGCATCGACCCGACTCGGCTTCCAGTGGCATAATTCCACCATCATGAAGATACTCAAGAATTACGCCTATACAGGTAACCTAATCCTGCAAAAGACATACATTGAAAATCATCTCACCAAGCGTACGCTTGTCAATCAAGGAGAACTGCCTCAGTACCACGCGACCGAAACGCATGATGCGATTATTCCGCTTGAAACCTTTGAAGCAGTACAAGCTGAAATTGCTCGGCGAGCCGAAAAACACGCTCATCCCATAAGCAAACAAACGCTGTATCCGTTCACAGGGCTGATTGTATGCGGAAACTGCGGAAAGCACTTCATAAGGAAAGTCACGGCAACGCAGCCAGTTTGGATATGCGCAACCTATAACACGCTCGGCAAAGCCGCCTGCGCTTCCAAACAGATACCCGAATCAACGCTTACCGCAATCGCAGCAGAGGTGCTTGAAACGGAAAGCGTTGATCCGGATGTCCTTCATGCTACTATAGGTGAAATTCGTGTAGATAACGGAAATAGGCTGGTGTTCATTTTCAAGGATGGCAGCGCGGTCGAACGCATATGGAAAGACCGCTCCAGAAGTGAAAGCTGGACGGATGAGATTCGTAAAGCTGTCGGTGAAAAGAGGAGGAAAAGCTCATGCCAAGAGCAGTAACCATGATACCCGCAACAAAAAACATATTCACAGCGAATCCGATAAACGCTGTTTCTAAGCGGCGCGTGGCGGGATATGCCCGTGTTTCCACTGACAGCGATGAGCAGTTTACCAGCTACGAAGCGCAAATTGATTATTACACGAAATACATCAAGTCTCGTGATGATTGGAAGTATGTGTCGGTTTATACCGACGAAGGGATCAGCGCAACAAACACAAAGCACCGTGACGGTTTCAACCAGATGATACAGGATGCCCTTGATGGACAGATTGACCTCATCGTCACAAAATCTGTCAGCAGATTTGCGAGAAACACGGTGGACAGCCTTGTGACAGTAAGAAAGCTAAAGGAAAAAGGCGTTGAGGTTTTCTTTGAAAAAGAAAACATTTTCACACTTGATTCCAAAGGCGAACTGCTCATCACCATTATGTCCTCGCTTGCGCAGGAGGAGAGTCGCTCACTATCCGAAAATGTCACATGGGGGCAACGCAAACGATTCTCGGACGGGAAGGTCAACATGCCCTACAAGCGTTTTCTCGGTTATGAAAAAGGGGAGAATGGTCTGCCGCGGGTCGTGGAGGAGGAAGCAGCTGTTATTCGGCTCATCTTCAAACTGTACCTTGAGGGCAAAACGCCATCCGGCATTTGTTTGATTCTCGAGCACGCTAACATTCCCACTCCTGGCGGCAAGCAAAAATGGAGTCAAAGCACAGTCAACAGTATTCTGCAAAATGAAAAGTATAAGGGCGATGCGCTCCTGCAAAAGACCTTTACCGTAGATTTTCTCTCCAAGAAGAAAAAAGATAACGAGGGCGAAGTGCCACAATATTATGTGGAGAGCAGCCATCCGCCAATTATTGAGCCGCTGGAGTTCGATATGGTGCAAGCTGAAACTGCTAGGAGAAAATCCATCGGAAACTATTACAGCGGCAACAGCATATTTTCTTCAAAGCTGGTCTGCGGCGACTGCGGTAGTTTTTATGGGCAGAAGGTGTGGCACTCCACAGACGCTTACCGTCGTGTAATCTGGCAATGCAACGGGAAGTTCAAGGGTGAGAATAAATGTACCACTCCGCACCTTGAGGCGGAAACCATACAGCGGATGTTTCTGAAAGCCTACAATCAGATGATGGGCAACCGGGAGCGCGTCATCGAGGACTGTGAAATCATGCAAACCACACTCTGCGACTGCACGAAGCTGGACGCTGACATTGCCAAGTGGCAGGAGGAAATAGAGGTAGTCGCTGAGCTAGTAAAGAAGCACGTCCAAGATAACGCATCCTGCGCCCAGTCCCAGGATGAATACAGCAAGCGGTACGAAAACCTTGCTAAACGCTACGAAAAAGCCGTGGCGAAGTGTGAAGCTTTGACCACGGAACGGATGGGACGGGAAGCGCGAGACAATGAGCTGCACCTTTTCATCGAAGCCCTTCGGACGCAGCCGCTGGTGCTGGACACCTGGGATGAGCGGCTTTGGATTACGCTTGTGGAAAAAGGCACAGTGCACACCGATGGTGGTGTCGCATTTGAATTCAAGAACGGAACTGTAATTGAGGTTGGGTCTGAAAAATGACCTGACCTTTCTGTTGCCCCAAGTAATCCGGCGTGGTACAATCTACTAAATAGCAAAACTTAAATTTGTTATCATAACTGAGAGGAAATTTAGAGAAAAATGAACATGAAAATCCGAGCTTATAAAGCTATGGACATATCTTCAATGATTCGTATTTGGAACGAAGTTGTTGAGGAAGGCATTGCTTTTCCTCAAGAAAATTGTTTAACACAAGAAACAGGGTATGTGTTTTTTAATGAGCAAACATATTGCGCTGTTGCAGAAGACTGTGAAAGCAAAATAATATATGGTGTATATATACTTCATCCAAACAATGTAGGAAGATGCGGACATATTTGCAATGCGAGCTATGCAGTCAGTTCTGAAAGCAGAGGATTACACATTGGGGAAAAACTAGTACAAGATAGTCTTGTTCAGGCCAAACAACATGGATTTATAGTAGATTAGGATTCAAAATTGAATACGAACGCAATGATGAAAGGTTTGTTTTCATGTCTTTTCAAGATAGTCAGTTTATGTTTGAACAAATTCATGATGATGGGTGGAACACAGGCGAATTAAGTTATCCCTTGGGAAGAGGTATAAATTTTTCAATAGCAGTCGAAGATATTGAAGGACTTTATAAATTAGTGAAAACTCTAAATTTTGAAATATATAGAGAACTAACAAGAAATCAATATCAAGTTAATGGTACAGAAGAAACACAAATTGAGTTCTTAATACAAGATCCCAATGGATATTTATTAAGATTTACAAATTGATAAATATTAATTTGTTGAATTTAGCAAGGTATAAATTTCTATGAGATGAAACCTATAAAACTTGTACAAATATTGTAGGGTAGGAAAAGAAATCTTCCTCTATACTAAAATAAACCGAAAGAAAGGAGGAATCGAAATGAATATTATCAAGTCGTTTAACAATACGATTGATTACCTTGAAACAGTTCTTGATGATGAGATTGATGAAAAGAAAGTAACTCAGTTATCAGGATATTCGTATTCAATGTTCAGTCGCTTGTTTTCTATTCTGACCGAAACAACGCTCTCAGAATATTTAAGAAGTAGAAGATTAACGGAAGCAGCCGTTATATTAAGAGATACGGATGAAAAGATTATTGATGTTGCTTTCAAATTCGGATACGAGTCATCGGATTCATTTGGGACTGCTTTTAAGAATTTTCATGGATTTACTCCTTCAGAGGTGAGAAACGGGAAACCATTTAAATTAGTTTCACGGGTGCAATTAGCACTAAGTGTAAGAGGAGGAAAAATCATGAATATTACAATTCAAAAGAAAAAGGCGTTTGTAGTTGCAGGGGTAAATGAACAGAACATCAATTCATCGTTATGTCCAAGCGTTTGGGATAAGCTATATAAAAAATATAGTCACGATGAGCTTGCAGGTTTGGGAAGCGGTCAAAGTGTAGGCGTTTGTCATGATATTTTAGACCTTGATAATCATGATGTTTTAGATACCAATACAATAAACTATATGGCGGGTTATATCGTTACTGATATAGACAAAGCCATAAGTATAGGATTAGATGTCTTGGAAGTGGAAGAAGCGGAATATGCCGTTGTAGAGTTAATAGGATGTGTTCCGGATTGTATTCATAACGGGTGGAAATATGCAATGGAAGTATTCTTTCCTGAGCATGGCTATGTTCATTCAGGAAAGCCTGACTTTGAATACTACTATGAGGGTGATATGCATAGCAAAGACTATAAAATGGAGCTGTGGATTCCGATAACTAAAGCTTAAAAACCAGCTTGTCGAGCTGAATAAAACTAAATATTGAAGATACAAGGCGATTAAGGAATAGAAATCTTAGTCGCTTTTTCTTATGCAAAAAATTAAAAAGAGAGGAGGTGTGAGAAGTGGAATTTGATTATTTTTATAACCGGGACGGAGACCGCTTCAGCTACTATATGCTACCGAAAATCATAGTAACTGATGAAAGATTTAAGAACTTATGCTTAGAAATTCTCGCAAGGCAAAAATCAAGGATTTCCTCCATGTGAAAAATGACTACACATTCAGTATCTGGTGCGGAATTCGCCAGAGCCTCACAAAGCGGTATGGAGTTTCGGAGGCTGCGCTGCGTCATAGACTCCGGCAGCTGGACTTAGCAAAGTTTGATTTTAACAGAGCCTAATGCACAGAGAAAGGACGTCAGAGATGGAAAGAATCGCAAAATGGGCACTGTCTGTGCTATGTAGCATTTTTGCCGTTTTTGCCATCTTGTTTGGCGTCTGCTGGCGCTTTGACGGCTTCGCCGCAGCGTGGGGCGTATTCATTGGATCGGATTCCCTGTCCGCAATTCTCAGCTTCGTCGGTGTCTACGACTGGCTGATTGGAATCATCCTTGCGCTCGCCATCGCAGGCATCGCTGAAGCGCTGATCGGCCGACGAATCAAAAAGAGAACGGCAGGGCTAATTGTAGATATTGCGGCGGCGATTGTATCATTCATAGGTTTTATTGCCCTGTTCTGA